CCATATATCTTACATTCTTTTTAAATCTGGGATTCATAGGAGGAGCCATTCTTCCACCCATCTGCTTCTTCTTGACTTTTCCACCTTTTTTCATAGCAGGCATTCTTCCTGTTTTGTTAAACTTGTCCATATTTTCTTTACCAACTGCATCTACAATCTTTCTTTGGACAATATATTCACCACCTTCAAGCTCTACCGGCTCCTGTCCAGCTACAATAGCAGGCATACCCCCATTCTTATGAGAAGGTCCTTTGAGATAACCACCTTGTTGTTTCTTCTTCGACATATCTACTCCTTTATGCAACCACCCAGCTTTTAGCCTTTGGTTTCTTTTTCCGATATTTACCCTCAGTTTCTCCAATCCCCTTTATAGGATAGGAATATTTACAGGCATAAGCCAATGCATCTATAGTATCATCATGGCTCATCCGAGGTCCAAATGTAAGAATCTCATGCTGTAAATCTAAATGTTCTTTTTTAATATGTATTTGACCAATAGAGAATCTGGCAGATAAAACTTCCTGTATCCTGTCTCTCTTAGACATGCGGGTTCCCGGTTTCTCTGCTTTAAACTTCACTCCAAAGTCATTTCTTCTCTTCATCTCTGATACTAAAGACTGCATCACAGGTTTAGACATTGTAGTATCTTCCACAACAAATAAATTAGGATGATATATACTATTCAAATCAAACATATGATCCACTATACCTTTAGTCTTCTCTCCCACTATAGCTAAGACCGGTATACCTCTCTTACGTATATAGTCAAGCACATATATATTATTATCTTCATCAGTCGCCACCACAATCACCACAGAGAAATCAGCATCCCTTCTCTGAGAATCTGTAGCCGGATCCACTCCTGCAAAGACATTAACAGGCTTTGTATCCCCATCAGCAAAGTTAATAAAGCTTATTCCCTGCTCCGGTTCATGCATAAAGCTTCCTTCATACTCTTTTATATGCTGACGAGTCCAAATAGAATCAGCTTCACTCTGCACTTCCATCATATATTCCTGCCAATACTTATACGGCTGACCAGAATCTACATAGAACTTTTTCTTCCTCTCAAGCTCTTTCTTGGGAAACCAGCTATCCCAAAGCACCTTGTCCTGCATCTCTGCTTTATACAGTTTTACAGTCCAGCTAAAACTTTTCTTCTGCTTCTCTGATTTCTCAAAGTTAACTATCAAGTTATTAATAAAGCTGTCATAATGCACCGGGGTACCATTAATCCTGAGTCTTCCGGTCTTAGGCTCTAAAGCAGGGAAAACAACTGCAGTGATAAGATTAGCGTTCTTGTTTCTTGCTTCAGGGGTTAAGGTATTATTCTCATCCTCAAAATCATCTAAGACTATTAAATCATATCTTTTATGCAGTTTAGCTCCACCACGAATACCGGATATATTAGACTTGGATATAAGCTTAGAGCCATTTCTAAATTCTATGTCATTCTCTGTCCACTTCCTACCTCTTAAATCACCGAAATAATATCTGATAACATCATTAGTCTCTATATGCTCTTTAACATAGTTCATATTACCGACTGCCAAGACCTGTGTAGCCGATACCCAGCCATAAAAGAATGGATCCGGTTTCTCTTTTATAAAGCCCCATTCAAAGTCTTTCTGGTTAAAACAGAAGCTTCTCATTATATCAGCTTTAGTTAGAACTGTTTTTCCATGACCTCTAGGCATGAAGATACCCAGCTGTTTAATAGATTCATCCATAATAGAATCTGCCACTTCATAGTGAAACCAAGGAGTCTCACTTCTCATAAAATCTTTAGGAAGAAAGAGCTTTCCAAAGGCTATTATATCACTATAAGCTTTTCTTAGAGCTTCTTCTTCTCTGGAGACATTGTGGAGATTTATATTAGGAGATTCCAAGTCTCCCTAAAGCTTTATTGAGCTTAGATTCAATCGTCTTTAAAGAGCTTTTAATATCTTTGATATGATCGTCATGCAGATTCACCAAGTCTTTCTGAGCTTTGATATACTTCATAACATCATCTTTACCATTCTTTTCCACTGCCTTCTTCGGCATTCTATTCTCCTTTAGTGTTTCATCCCAACTGGATGAGGTTTTTTACTCTTTGGTCACATATGCCAGCCTTTAGGAAGCTTCCCACCATTCTTATAAAAAGGCTTAGCCATGTGAGTTCCGGCTATCATCCCACCACCTCCCTTTTTATCCTTCCCCCAGAGTATATGACTTGGAGTCATATCCCTGCTATATACTGTATCCACTTTACCTCTGTATGGAACTTTGGTATGCATGTTCCAATCATGGTTAAAATCCTGTATAGCTTTAGCTGTAGCCGGACCATACATTCCATCCTTTTTGCCCTTATAATAGCCTTTAAACTTTAATAGATGCTGCACATGCTTGACTTGCCCATTATCCTTCGGATTAAAGTTATTAATAGATCTTAACACTTCTTTTTCATCTGTCATCCACTTAGGATATCCTCCGGTAAACCGTTGAGTGGAAGTATTCTTAGCCCCTTCTATCATACCTCCCTGCTCTTTTTTCTCTATATCACCTTTTAGAAGTTTATCCATCACATCCAGCCAATCACCTCCAGAGCTTTTTTTGAATGGGCTGAAGCCCCAGAGATTAAGAGAACGTGGAGCCGGGGGTGGATCTACTGGCGGTGGAGGCGGTGGAGGTGGATCATCTACAAATGCAGTGCTATCTCCATAAGCTTCTAGAATAGCCTCTCTTTCTTCATCTGTAAGATCTTGCGAATCTGTTACACCCCCTTGATTATCTGCTCCAAAATCTGTTACATCTACACCAGTATGGAGCTGATTCGGAATATATACTTCTCCATGTTGTCCTATCTTTCCTTCACTAGCCCACAGGGCAGCCAATGCATCTGACCAAGGTATACTACTTAATCCCATATTAGCCCTTCTATTCATACAAGAATCATGCGATTCACCCCTAGTGCCTATACAGGTCAAAGCAGAGGACCAATTAGTAGGATCTACAAGCCCTAGAATATCTCCAAAACCCTCCCAAACATTCTTCTTACCAATAGGCTTTACATTCTTATTCCACCAGTCTTCTGCCCCTCCTTTTTCTCCCTTCTTCAATACCCTCTTGCTAAACCAGCTATATTCAGGTAGACCAGTTCTGGGATTAACAGTTCCACTGCCTGTTCTCTGAGCAAACTGTTGACCAGCTTTACCAAATCTGTCTATCATCCCGGCTTCTACTGGATTCACATGAGAGGGTCTGCCTGCAACTGGTCTGATCATATTATCACCAGCTCTACCCATAGCTGCTAAGTTTCTTGGAGGGTTATGCATTCCACCACCAAATTGATAGCTCTTCAAAGGCTTTCCAATCATCTCTGACCAAGCTTTAGCTTCCTGCATCCCGGCTTTAGTATATGGAAATTCTGTTTTACCGACTTTAGGCATTTTTAGCCTCCTTTAATTTAGGTCTGTCTACATTCTCTAGTTGTTGTGGTTGGAAGCCTTGGAATAGGGCTCCAGAGACTTCAGTAGTCCTTTGAGTCTCTTTCAGATCCAGTATATCACCAAGCTCAAACAGGGCTTTCAGTTTATCTGAATCTTTAGTCTCCGGGTTTAAGGCTATATCTCTTATTCCGGCTAGTACAAGTTCCGGATCAATCCCCAGAGACTTCATAACCGGTTTCAGTTCTTCTTTCATAATCTTTCTAATTCTTTCCTTTCTTATAAGCATAGCTGATCTTATATCTGCATATCCTCTGCTTTTAGCATTAAAAGCTTTTAGATATGCTTCAGTCAGATCCATACCGGAAGAAACAAAAGCAGCAAAAGCAGCTTCAGACTTTGTAACAGTATCATTCGCTATTCTTAAAGGATGTATAGATTCCTCTTCTCCCTCAAGACAAGAGCTGAAGTTGTATATATTTCTATGCTTCTTTGCATTCATCTCCATACCTTTGGTGCAGACAAAAGAGCCTGTACAAGTTCCCACATAAGTTCTTCTTACTGTATGCCCTTTATTCTTCCACATATAGCCTTTACGAAGGATTTGTATCACACAGCCATCTTCAGCCAACACCCAATCTCCTACATCTGCTTTTCTCCAGTCTTTAGTATACTTAAGACCTTTGGGTACTTCTTCAAGAGATTCATACACTGGATGCTCTATGCCTTTGATAATATATGTACGCATATTATATAAGTTACAACAAGACTTTTTAAAATTTGAAGCATTTTAATACGGGGTTAGATTTAAGATGTAGCACCCTTCTTTTAGATTTTTCTTTAAACTTTTCCACTTATGTTTCATTAGGTTATATACTATTATATCCTATCCAACTTATCTCTCTACTATACATACATCCTATTCTTATCTCACATACATCTTCTACTACCCAGCAATAGTGCAGTTAGACATATATCTATTTTGGTTTTGGGGGTATATTTGGATGTCGAGCAAATATACTTTCAATATCTTTATCTCGACTTATGAAAGGACATTAGATTATGTCAAACTTTGCACAGATTAGTGTTATTCTTACGAAAGTATATCCATCATTATTAGCAGATGGAAAAATTGTTTACTCGGAACAGAAATCCACACAGACCAAAAGAGTATTTGGTATGGAGATAGATGGATTTTCTGATGAAGAGAATTTTTCTGGTCCCCGAATGACTATCACTCCCAAAGGGAAAAAGACTGAAGGTGATGTTAGGTCTCAGTGGCTGAATGATATGTCAGCCCATATCGACCTCTCGAAGCCTGAATATCAGATTGCATATATATGTGAGTTATCTGGAACAGGTGAACAGTCATTAGAATTTGCTTACGATTCCAAAGGCTCTCTCAGGTCGAAAGTAGAAATCAAAAGAGATTTTCTTCTATATTTAGGGTATGAAGATGCACCTGATGAGACTGAAACCCGGGACAACAGCGAAACGGCTTAGACAGCCATCAGACATTGGGAGGTAGATTATCCTGCCTCCCACACACCAAAAGAACAAAACTCTTTCCCCAAACATTTTAAACATAAAACTTCTAATACAGAGAAAAGTTTACTATCATGATGATAGTTTTATATCTCTGTTTATATCCATTGAAAGGAATAACAATGAACAACTTCAACATAATCTCTCCTACTACAGGAGAGAAATATACACTCTTAAACCTCATCCACAAATTAGTGGATAGGTCTAACTTTATAATCAATAAATTGGAATGGCAAGTAATGAATACCTGTGCATATCAGAGTCATCAAGCTCTCTTGCATTTCGAGTTTGAAACAATTTCTCCAACTTGGAACAACTCTCTTGAGGGCTCTATAGAAGGTTCTCTCCCTATTCATTTCTCTCAATCTGGTAAACAGTCTCTTGGCTGGTTTCCAGTCACAAACGAGAGATATAAGCCTGATATAAGCCCAGAAGAGATTCTGGGAAGAGAATCTATTGACATAAACTTTTATGGAGATTTGGAAGGAGAACAAGACAATATTTTCCTTCAAGTTTCTCCAAGTAAAGAGAACTGGGATGATGAGACATATAAAGTTCTGGATCTCCTGTTCAATGTTGCTCACAAGGCAGCATTTCAAACACATTTTAAGCTTCAAACAAATCCTGTAGAAGTTTAATTATTTATAACCTATAGAGGCAGTGATAACTTCTGTTACTGCCTCTTATCACTTGAAAGGAACAAATATTATGTTATTGATACAAAAATATCCAGCTATAAGACTGGAAAATAAACTGGTGGTAGTGAATTTCACATCACCTCATCCTTATACTTTTAATACAGGCGAAGTATTACCAGCCTGTAGTGATGAAGTAGCTCAAGAGATGAAATTAAGTGAACTGCATCTGGATGAGAAGAATAAAGGTGGATGGATTGATGTAGAAATAAATTACTGCATCACAGAGCCTATAATGGATGACTTAATAAATCTTGTAGCATTTGATATAACTGATGTGGTCTTAGTACCATATCCAGTGTTAGAAGCTTTAAAGTCTTATGAAACAGATGATCCCGATGAAAAGGCTATCAAAAAAGAAATAGATTTTGTATTAACCAAAACAAGAACTTGTAGATTGGATGACAGAGTAACTAAAGTCATCAAATCAGATGAGTTCTGCAAATAGATTTTATCAAGAGAGCTAAGCCGGTCACTTGGCTCTCTTTAACTCCAGACCAACAAGAAAGGTAAAAGATGAACAATCTTAAAAAGTATAAAACTGCATTCTTAAATAGAATGGAGAGTTTTAAGAATAAAATGGAATTAAATAGTAACTCTATTCCTGAAGCTGTTAAAATGGCTCAGGATGCAACTCCAGATTCCAACAATGAATGGATTGAAGAAGCTTGTAAGATCCATCAATTCATGGATAAAGATATAGCTGAACCATTCATGGAGCTGATAGTAGATATGTCAGTAGCACATAAGTTATCATTTGATATTATGATAGCAGCGGAGGAAGAAAGAAGAGAATCAAAAGCATTAGTCTCATTCTTTCTAAAGGCTATAAGCTACTCCAATGAGTCAAATGATAGCTTAAAAAGGCTTATAAAAGAGGAAGCACATAGTCTTTATTTATTGAAAGATAATATGTTGGATATAGTCCAAAGGTTTTTAATATCTATCGGTATAGGAGAGGTGGAAGTGATTCCCCTTGAAGAACAGAGAACTAAAGAGATGGAAAAACTTCTGTCTAAAGTCTTTGGTAAAGACTGTTCTAAGGAGCTGAATGCTTCTGTGGAAGTCTTAAAAACAGAAGGTCTGGAAGCTGCTAAAGATCATATAATGTCTAAACTGGATTTTGATAGTTTAGGCAAAGGAAGTGCATAAACTGTTACTGAGGGCGGACTGACGTATATTACGTAGTCTATATTTAACATGCAAGTAATTTAGGAGGCTGATTCTATTTGAGTTAGCCTCTTATTTGTATAGTACAAATAACCGGATTAGCAATCCAAAACAAGAAAAGGAATTTAACATGAGAAAACAACCTAGACAAAGGTTTCCAAGGAA